TGTAAAATGCCCCGATGGTAGCACGAGCCATCGGGGTTATTTTTGTCAAATTTCTGACGGTAACGCTAACGGTTACTTTTTTCTGTTTAATCTTTTTTATAAAATGCTGTTTCATATCCATCGGCACGAAGGAGTAGTCCTTCAATCCATGTAGGTGTTCTTCCCATTTGTTCACAGATAGCAGTAAGGTCAGCATCCATAGGTGTTTCAATGATCAGTTCATCGTGTACATGACCAACAATAAAGCAGTGGGAGAGAGTACGCATGGCATGGCAGAGGATATCCCGGCTGATTGCCTGTACGATATTTTCTACGAATTTGGGCCCATAAGATTCGATGCGTTCCCACTTCTTATTAGCACCGACACCTTCATAGGTAACGGATTCTCCTCCAAACCTGTTTTCTCCAATCTTAGGTTTGACATAACATAAGCGTCTGCCGGAAGGAAGTGCAATAAATAACATACCACTCTGATAGATAAATCTGATTCCGTGTGTTTCTGTAGCAGTACGCTGTTTGATGGCTGTTTTGACACAACGGTCAACATCCCACCAGAACTGAACGATGTTAGGATTAGAGGCTCGCCATGAATCAACCAGTGGCTGTAACTCGTCTTCGGTAAGTCCCATATCCAAGGCTCCCATAGCAGTTAAAGCACCAACAGAACCACCATAGCCAAGGGCTAATTCTGCGATTTTACCTTTCTGTCGGAGGTGTCCGTTGACGCCATGCTTTTCAACAGGAACATGAAACATGGCTGATGCAGAGGCACAGTAGATATCACCATTATCCTTAAATACCTTCATACGCCAGTTCTCTTTGGCCAGAAAAGCAATAACACGGGCTTCAATTGCAGAGAAGTCGGATACACAGAATTTGTATCCCGGCTTTGGAATAAAAGCAGTACGGATAAGCTGTGAGAGTGCATCCGGCACATCATCGTATAACATATTCATAAGTTCATAATCCCCAGATTTTACGATGTCTCTTGCATCTTCCAAATCGGTCATGTGGTTCTGAGGAAGGTTCTGTAACTGGATAATGCGACCTGCCCATCTGCCAGATCTGTTTGCACCATAAAACTGGAACATACCTCTGGCACGGCCATCGGTACACACAGAATTCTGCATAGCCTGATACTTTTTTACAGAAGATTTTGCAAGTTGCTGACGGAGTTTCAGAACATCTGCCACATCGGAAGGGACTGTCTTAAGCAGTTCAAGGACAGCTTTCTTGTCAAGAGAGTCTGCCTCGATGCCTTTTGACAACAGCCAGTCCTTCATCTGTGCGACAGAGTTTGGGTTCTCAAGGTCTGTCTTATCTTTTAATGTTCCAATAAGCCTTGCTTTGCTGAAGGTATCAAACTTTATCGCATTTGTCACAACATCCATATCAAGCAGGATGCCACGGTCATTGATTTCCTGGTCTATATGGTATTCATCCCATACACTGTCCGGCACAGGAAAACGGGAAAGTTTCTGCTGAATGGACATCTCAACCTCAACATCCCTTTTATTATATTTTTTGAACAGTTCCCATTTGTCTGGAGCATCATGTGGCATATTTCTTGTTCTGCCACCATTGACCTTAGTAGGCTTACATGGAACACAGAAGTAGCGGATGAGGTCTTTGCCTTCTTTAAGTTTCTGTTCCTCAAGTCCAAGCACGGCACCAACACCTTCAAGTGAAAGTGGAAGTCCCATATATGCAGACCAGATCATGCTGCATCTCCATGAGGATGGGGCGAGGTAATTACCAACGGAATCTTCCGGGATACTGTAACTTTCAAAACATTCTGGATAGTTGCGTTTAAGCCAGTAGGAGAGAAAGATTCGCTCGAATGATGCATTGAATGCCCATTTTATTACGGAATCATCTGTGAGTGCTTTCAGTATATAATCTGGGATTTTCTCTCCGCTTGCAACATCTACTACGATGACGGGTTCATCATTGATGGAATATCCGAAAAGAAGAATCTCGGCATCGGTGGATTCGGCATATGGATATACTCCATATTTGATAGGTACGCTAGAGTAAGTCTCCAAGTCGATAGATAATTTTTTGATCACTTCTGGAATTTGCATAGATTGTCTCCTTTATAAAAAAGGTGGCAGATGAGATATCTACCACCCAGATTGTTATGTTTCTCTGATTGAAAAATCAGTTTTTCTTATGATTTGTCAGCCCTGGGCAAAGCCAATGGATGAATTTAATACCCAATCCGATAAGCCATTTCCATGTGGCTGCAAGTGCAAATATACAGAGCATCAGCATAACGGATGCTAATGTAAATTCGATTGCTGCGTTAATAAATGTGTTTACCATTTCCATTGTCATAGATTGTCACCTGTCCTTTCTTTGTCATCATTGACATTCTGTTCCTTTTTTGCTTTGTGCTTTTCCTTAAGGAGTTTGATGCCGTCTGTAATTATGATCATCAGACCACCAAGCATCCATCCTACATTCATGCCGAAGCACACCGACAGCATCATATGTTCGATATTTGTCATTGTTTTACCTCATTTCGTAAAAGTGACTGGCAGCAGTTATACCACTGCCAGCCGGGTTAATAGTTACAGATTAAGCAAGGAAATCGTCATCCTCTTCGGTAGCAAAGTCTGATTCAGCACTTGCCTTACCTCCGAGAGGCTCGCCATCTCTTAACTTCTGCAGGTTATTCAAGCCACAGGCAATACCACGATTGCCATTCACATTGAAAGCGTAGAAGTTGATGGATGCCCTGCCATAGATGCCGGAATACATCTCAGAACGCTCGATGATAGGCTGTCTGTCTGCATCTACGATTCCGGGAGCAGAAGCAGAATTCGCATTCACAAAATAGCTGTTAGCGTATACCTCATCATCAGGTCTTTCGATGTCACCATCACGAAGTGGATTCTTGATTGCTGTAAGAGCCGGTACTGACTTGCCATTGCCCTTAAGCTTTGACTGACCTTCCTCGTATGCAGCCTGAATGGCAGCCTTAATCTTATTGATAGTAACAGCGTCATCCTTTGGGATGATAAGTGAAACCGAGTACTTAGGCTTGCCACCATCGATTGCCTTTGGTTCCCATGCATTGAGGTATGAGAATCTTGTGTCTGGTCCTGTGATTACCTTTGTAGGTACTGTTAATCTTCCGTATCTGTTATTGTTGTTTACTAAATTTGGCATAGTATTTTCCTCCTAATTATCTTTGAAATCATCAATTGCCGTGTTAAGTGCCTGTCGCTTGTCCGTTTCAGGCACAAGTGTTGGTTTTCCCTGTGGCTTTTCAATCATGCCTCCAAGGAGTTCATTGAACTTCGTCTTACCGAGAAGAGAAGTCATTGCTGTAATACCGAGAAGTTTCTTCTCATAAGGGTCATATCCGGCATTTACTACAGCTGATGCTACAGCATCTGCATCCATATATCTGCGGTTGGATTTACCCTCGACTACTTTGTAGCCATCATAGTGAGTTCCACTTAAGGCTTGTCCGAGTGCATATTCCTTGATGTCGTTAACCCAGTTTACGAGGTCATCGACCTTTGGCAGGATAGCTGCAATCTCAGCGTCCTCAAGTGTGGCAGGCATTGCAAAGTCGTATTTCGCAAGTTCAAGATTGTACTCTGCCCGTTTACGGCAGGTAGCCTTAATCTTGCAGAAGGTGCAGTGGTCACCTGCTTTGAATTCGCCACCGCCTTCATATGCTAACTTTGCAGTTGGTGCTAGAACTGTATCTGCCCATGTGAGAAGATCAGCTTTTGTCATGGTACAGGTGGAAACATTATCCCTGCGTGGCTGAAAGATTGTCATCTTTACAGTCTTGATGTCATAGATGCCATCGTAGATATCGATAACACCTAAGGCATAACACATCATCTGTGGATTGTGTTCTGCATCAACCAGAACCCCAAGTCCGTATTTAAAGTCGATGATATGAAGCACCCCATCTGCCACGATAAGACAGTCACCTGTTCCAAAGCCATCCGGCACCCAGTTGGAGAAGTCCAGTCTCTGTTCTACGAGTACAAGAGGGTCAGCACATAATGTTTTTGCTTCTTCGTACTGTTGCATGACGAAGTTCCTGTATTCCTCTGTGCAGTTTTCCATCTCGGCATCATAGAATTCAAGGTTTTCTGTCGGATCATGTCCGGCATGACCAAGTGCTGACAGAACTTTGTATTCACAGAGTTCATGCGCATCCGTTCCCTGCTGTGCATAAGGGCTTGCCTTGTCCCGGATATTTGCACATAACCTTGCTGATGGTGGACAGTTGAGCCATTGCTTACTGGATGAAGCAGATAGCAGTGCGTGTTTAGGCATTGCCGACCACCTCCAGAGCAGCTACCACATCTGCGTACTTATCAGCCGGAATGCCGGAGAGTGTATCATCAGATGAGTATTTTGCTACGATGCCTTTAACATCAGCTTTGTACTTGCCTGCCTCAGCCTTTGACATCTGAGCCAGTTTCGCTCTGACCTCTTCCTTGGTATAAGTAACTGGTTCTGTGTTTCCTTCGGCAGCATTTTCTTCTACAGGAGAAGGTTCTGCTGCTTTGGCAGGTTTTTCCTTTTTACCTGTAGGCTTAGGCTGTTCTGTTTCTTCAGCAGAAGAGTAGATTTCACTGAGTCTAGTGAAACTGTCTGCGATTGTCTTAAACAATTCCGCCATTTCTTTGTTCCTCATTGGCTGTTTCCTCCTTTGCCATATGATTGCCTGTGATTTTCTTTGCAAGCTGTCGGGTAATGACACTGAGTGCAATCAGCACGTCTGCAATTTCTGCATCAATGTTGCCTGCTGTAGTGTTTTTTGTTTCTGTAACATTTCCCATCGTTTGCACCACCTTTCTGAAAGACCCTTTGTCCTTTCACCATCCCTTGGACATGAAATTCAACTTTTGGCGGGAACTTTTTTCATTTTTATGAATTTGTGTAAGTCCCTCTGTCCTTCACTATCCCTTGGACATGAAATTTAACTTTTGGCGGGAACTTTTTTCATTTTTTATGGATTTATGTAAGTTCCTTCGTCCTTCACTATCCCTTGGACACGGAATTCAGATTTGGGCGGGAGAAAATTTAAAGAATTTGCATCGTGGTTTTTTACATATAAAAGGAAGAAACTCATGTCGGATTAAAAAAATTAAAAAAAT